CATGAGGCCATTGCCGACTGGCAACGCTCGGTCAACAAAGCCTTCACAGCGCCACGCACCTTTCTTCGCTCCGGCCAGGCAGCGCCTGCCCGGGTGCTTCGCGGCCCCCCTACTGGACCCCGCTCCGAGGCCGCACGCCACGCCCTTCGTTTTCACCTTCCGCTCTGCCAAGACACTCAGGTCTCGGCCCCCCCTAATTCGTACGTCCCGCCCCCCCTTCCCTTAATCAACCCCACCCTCGACCCTCTCGACCTGCACGCCCGGAAGGAGCACGACCCTGACGCCGAGCTGATAGGTAACACCATCGAGCCCACGAACGTGTTCGACCCACTCGGCCCGGACAACGCGCAGCATCACCGTGCGGACGACCAGGCTTTGCACGACTACTCGATGGACCGCCGCTGCCCGCCACGCCGAGACGACCCCACTCTCCGCGGCTACGACTTCACCCGCCTGCGCCAGCTCAAGGCCGGCTTCCTCAAATCCATCCCGCTCGAAGAGCAGCCACTGAACGAGACCCTCCTTGAGGAGAGCATTGTCCGGTGTGCCGAGTCGTGGATCCAAGGGAAGACCATGAGTGCCATCAACAAGGCGCTCGACTCCTCCCCGGTCGACGCGGACCCGCTGTACCTGGCAGTGTTTGTCAAGGGCCAGTGGATCAAGAAGCTTGAGGCAGCGGGCGCCCCCGCGAAGAAGGCGCAGATCATCACGCGCGTTGCTCTCACCAAGGTCTTTCAGGACGCCGTCTGGGCCCATTACGTGGAGCACTCGCTGAAGGCTGCGGCCCCCGCTACCACACTCCTCTTCTCTGGGCTCGATCCCACCCAGCTCAAGGAATGGTACTCGACCAACTGGCTCCCGGGCATCGGCGTCACTTCCTGCGACTATACCGGCTGGGACACTGGCATGGACCGCGTCTTCCTCGCGTTCGACCTGTGGCTCTTCGGCAGGCTCGGCCTCCCGCAGGAAATGCGCGACGCGTATTTCCGCGACCGCACCGCTTCTCGCACATACCGAGGCCCGTTCCCCATCATGCAGCCCTCCGGCGATCGCTACACCTGGCTCATGAACTCGGCTCGTAACCTGGCTGTCACTGGGGCCTCCCTCAATTTCCCGGCCCTTACCCCCATCGTGATCAGCGGCGACGACAGCTCTGTGTGCGGCCGCTTCGGCCCCAACCCGAGCTTCCGCCCCCGAGCCTGGCGCATCTCCCCGAAGCGCATCATCGCCCGGGTCACTGAGTTCTGCGGCTGGTCGTTCGGTGCACCCGAGTTGCATGTCTCCCTCGCCGGCCTTAACCACAGGGTCCGTGTAGCCATCCAACGCGGCGTTACCACCCACGACTTTTGGCGCTCGATGGCCGAAATGGTCCCGCTGGTCGAACCCGACGACTTTGCTCTCGGCGCACTCCAACACATGTTCCGCACGGTGACCACCACCTTGTGCCGCTCCTTCGTTTCTCCGCTCGGCTAACTCTTCCTTTCCCCCCCACCCCCCGAGCTCCGACGGTTCCGCGTACCCAAATGCGACTAGATGTCAGCCGCAACCTCGCGTTCGTGACCCCTCGCTTCGGCGTTGAGTGATCCGGAAAGCCCGCCAGCAATGGTGTCTAGGCGCCCTCGCTACTCGCACCACGCTCCCTGCCCCCATTTTTCCGCGCCCAATGCGGTCTGTCGTCCGGTAGACAGATGGCCCCCCCAGGCTAGACCGCTGCCCCAGCCGATCATCCTCATTAGATGAGCTGAACTGAGCCGCAGTTCGCGTCTTCCGAGTGGTGGCTCCCTCCCCCCCACCTCTGACCCCTTGGAACCGTGGCCCCCGTCGCCGGGCCTGTGCAGAGACTGCACGCTGGGCGGTCGATTGACTCGGCTGAAAGGAACAGTCCACCCCGCACGTACCCCTCGTTTTCCGCCCCCGTGCGGGCTGCTTTATGTCATGTCTTCTTCTCTTGCTCCCACTGTCGTGGCTGCTGTCGGCGCCCCCGAGCCCACCTTCCCCCATTCCACCGTGGGAAGTGTGCAGCGCCGCATTGGTGCTACTACTTCAGTTTTCAAGACTTCCGTCGCCGGCGACCTCACTTCTCTGCGCACTCTGGCTACTACTAAGGACTACCTGCGCTTCTTCACCTCCGTGCGCGTCACGCACGTCCAGCTCCAGGCCGTCGTCCAGGCGGACCGGTCCAACGTCGCCATCATCGGCATCTACCCTGAGTCCGGTCCCGCGCTCACCACGGACAAGCTCGGGCAGCTCCCTGGCCTCGTCCACATCCCATCCAACAAGCAGACCTGGGTCTCCCAGATCATCGACATCGACCCCGCGTCGTACCCCGGTCTCGAGTGGGACATGGGCCTGGCTGGAGCCCACCGACTGCCCTTCCCGGCAGTTCTGATTGGTCACGCCGGTGCCGTTGCCTCCACCACCACCGCTGTCGACCTGGCGCAGGTCGTCATAACGCTCACCGTGGAGTGCTCTGGCATCGCGTACTACACGCCCGCGTGACGCCGGTCCGACGCGCTGGAGCTGCGCCGTGGCGCGTCGGCACCTTCTTCCGCCCCCCCATTAGCCGCAGCCGCTCCCACCACTCCTGCCCCC